TGATTTTACTCTATCTGGAGTTGGTCCACCGTGTGGCATTACATTCTCTTTTTTCTTTTTTTGCCTTTTTTCTTTGGCTTACTATACATTTTTCCGTACATAAAAACTCCTATATTATTTTTCTTAGTATAACACAAAACCCTGGCAGGGCATTGACAGGGCTTTATGCTTATTTATTATTGTTGTGTACTCACAATATATATAGATTTATAAATTAAGTGTGAAAAAAAAATTTTTTTATTAGGTAGGAGGATGCTGTTGCTATTGCTAGTTCCAACATCCCTGGTCTAAGACGCCCTACCATTATTAAGTACTAATACAAGGGATTGTATTGAGTCATAAGTATACCATAGTTTACAAACAATCAAGTAGAAACCTGAGGGCTACGTAGAGGTAACTAGGCGAAAGGAGGAAACTCCTAGCCATACGCAACCCTCAATATTAATACTACACATTCATTATCGACCTGCTATAGTATGTTCTAACAAATATTTTTATTAAGTACATTGTTACAAGTAAAGTTGCCATCGAGGGGCAGAAAGTTAGGAATACTTACAAAAGTATAAAGCAGAAACACAAACCTAATACTCAAGGATCTTGGAACAGTAAAAATTAAACAAAAATAGCTTTTACAGCATATAGGCTCGCTACGCTTCAACAGCCAGTGAATCGGTACTACACAATACATTGTACATACTGTATTTGTACCTACTACATATTGTGTATATTTAGTACAAAATTAACAGTTATTTTTTAAAGGTCTCATATAAAAATATGGTGGGGATCAGGTTAAACCCTGCCTGTTTACCTGCATATAATCTATATCTATACTTTACATATAGATTTATTTGCATACAGAATATATAAATAATATTGTAGATTTGTGCCGTTATGATACCTAAATAATACCCCCTGTACCTTTTTTGAATTACTACTAGGGGGGTTAACGTTGCTAGATAATTTATTAATAACTTGCATATCTTTTCTATATGTCTATACTTGTTTACATGAATAAAGAAAGTAGGTTAGTAATGAATAGATATGATTATCAATTCAAAACAATAAACGGAAATGAAACAATTACTTTAAAGGGTAAGGGTTTAAAGTCAGCTATAAAAGAATTTAATGCTCCATTTGTAAGCGTTGAATATGTTAACAAGAATAATAAAAGAATAAAGAAAGTAGGTTAGTTAATATGAAATTATCACAGACTCAACAAGTAGAAAATTATTTGAATAAAGTTGGCATTGCCGATAATAAAACTATTGCAAGTGAGTTAAATATTATTACTCATAATGTAAGAAGAATTACAGGGCAAAGCACACTTAAAGGGCGTATGGTTAGAGTCTCTAAGGGAGTCTATAAACTATCGGAAGAAGTACAAGCACAATATAAAAACATAGAAAGGGAGGTGAGTTAATGAAAGAAATTAAAGAGGTATCAAGTTACCAACTAATAGAAGATATAAAGAGCGATCTGATCGCTAGTTATTCAATCGAAGAACTGAGGGCAAGTCTTGAAGATTTAGACTGGCATGAGATTTCTGAAAGTTTTGTATCAGTTTATTATTACCAGTTAATAGAGCAATGTTTTGCTTTAGTTGGTGAGGAATGGTCTGAAGTATGGTTGAATGCTTCTGATTATAGTTACGGTTTAGAAAACCCTTCACCCTTCGATATATTACAGGGTAATTTACATGACTTATATTATAGGTTAGTAGGTCAAGCATTAGAAGAAATTCTTGAAGGTCAAGAACCTGAGGAAGAAGAATAAACAGCTTACACGCTCTAACTGGAGCGTGTTGGGTGCTTAGTCACCATAAGAGAAAGGTTAGAGAATGAATATAGATATAAATAAAGTTGAGTGGGAGGATATCTTCGGGAATCCTGTTGGAACTACGGAGGAAAGATATAAGAGACTAGCTCAACAACTAGAAGAATATAATAAAAAACAAAAAAAGGTTAGCTAATGTTAATTAAATTAGCGTTGTGCTGTTGGTTAGTTGTTTATTTCTTTCTAGGTAAACAATCACCCTTCAATCATGTATTTAAAAGCTTTAGAAAATCAATCGGCTTAGACATTTAAGCACCAACTAACCGAAAAGAACCCTTGACTTTACCCTTAGAGTTGAGGGTTTTTTTTATATAATTTTATGATCGATCTGCTTTATGATCGATCACACGAAACTACGGTGTAGGCTAGTGTAGAAAGAAACAACAATACTTTACATATATGTCAATCTCTGTTACCATGTAATCAAGATAAAGAAAGAAGGTTATTATGGCTACAAGAGGGCTATATAAATTCTACGATAGTGTAGAAATGTTGGAAAAAGAAAAACCTAATGCTGTAATTTACAGACATTGGGATAACTATTTAGAAGGTGGAGGACTTGACTTACTTGAGTTTCTACAAACCTTAAGAGATACTGAAATGGATAATCGCTTTCAAGATAGTCCATACCTAGCTAGTAAATTTGTAGTTGATTTAGCTATGAAATTTGCAAGTGATTGGAAAGACAACCCACTTGACTTTTTGAGTGTTGGTATTGTTGCAAGTAATACAGACCATTGGGAAGAATATACTTATCATATTGTTAGTGAATTAGATAAGTCAGGCTTACCAAAAGTCTTTGTAGATAGTTATGAATATGATAAAGAAGATTTAATATCTGCTTTAGAAAAAGAAAGTCTTATTACAAATGGTTAACTATAAATTAGAAATAAAGTTAAATACAAATGTAGAAGATTTTGAAGTAGAAGGTGATCTGCTTTCATTAATTACAGGTGTAGCTTACATACAAAACTTTTATAAAGAGTATGAAGGTTTCACACAAGACAAGATACTAGAAACAATTATAAAAGTATTAGATATTGAAAGGCTAAGAGGTATTGATAACAAGAGATACTATTACGGCTTTTATAATATTGATAGCTTTGTAAGAGAACAGGTCTTTGACATTATCACAAGAGAGTTAGACAATGAGTAAACAAATAAACGAAGTTAGTAAAGACGATTGTTTAGAGGCAATAGAATATTTATTTTGTCAAGCGTTTGTGAATGATATGAACAGCGATCAGCGATACTATACAAAAATATTATTAAAGAAAGTTGCTAATAATTACAAGATAAAGTTAGAAGATATTGACACATTAGAGGGGTGGTAATGAGTAATATATTATTCTTTGAGCATATTGTTAAGACAAATAAGCTAAAGGGTTTAACTCTTAACTGCTTATCTTGTGGTGATCAGGTTAGGTTTGTTGGTACTGAAAATGTATTAGAAGAAGTATATTTTTGTGAGCATTGTCATTACCCAATAAACATAGATTAGAAAGGAAAGTATGAAAGTAATAGACAAAAAAGATAATAAGTATGTAATTGAAACAAAGCCCTGTTTTCATTGTGGAAACACAGGTACAGTTGAAATATATTCAAGAGAACTATTTGAATTAAGACAGGGTGCATTTATTCAAGACGCAGTTAAATCTTTACAGGTAGAAGAAAGAGAACAATTAATATCAGGAACACATGGTAAATGTTGGACAGATATGTTTGGGGAGGACGAATGAATAAACAAAAAGAAGTAGGTTATACATTAGTTGTAACTGAAACATATAGGCTAGGTATCAAAGGTGCTAAGACTTTTGAGGAGGCACATGAGAGTTGGTCTAATGGTGAAGAAGATAAATTCCAATATGGAAAATGGTATGAGGACGAAGTAGAGGACGGTGGAGTTTGGTATGAAATATAAATACAACATAGAAGAATATATGGATACAAGTTCACAGTTCATTATAGAAACAGAGAGGCAACTAACTGAGGCTGATCTAGTTAACTTGTTTATAGATTGTGCTTATGAAGAAAACAAAATACAAAAATATACTTTACCTGATAAGAGTAAAGCAACAGTTTTGTTTTGTGGTTATGAGCATGGTAATAGTGAATATGAAATGACAGGCGATTTTAAGGAGGAACAATGAAGATTGATTACGAATTAAAGGATAGATTATCTTTTAATGATAAAGAATACCTAGCTGAACAACTATCTATTTTGTTACTTAATGTTGCTAGTTACAAAGATCAGATAAATATTTTTGCAGGTTACATTTCTCAAGCATGGTCTCATGAAGACGGAGGCTTAGAGCAATGGGAAACAGACATGGAGTTTTTAATGTGGGACACAGAGATAGGTGCAACAATTAGAAACTTTTTAGAAAACTTTAAGGAGGAATAATGAGTAAATATTCTTATGAAACATATTTACAAATGCTTATAAGAGATAATGTAGTATGTTGCACAGAAATGACAGATACTCCACCATACTTTAATGCACTAGATTGTAATTGTGAAGGGTGGGAATAATGCCTAAAGAAATACTATGTGATACAGACGAAAAACTATACTCTTATAAATTTGTTGTTGAGGGGTGTTTTGTTGGGGATAAAGACGAACTTATTGACAGTCAAAGAATATTACAAGTAGCAAGAATGACTGATAGTAATGAGGCATGGGAAATGCTTTATAACGCAGACTTTAATGTAGAGGAGATATAAATAATGGGTAGAGACGCAACAGAATATTTAGACGAATATTGTAGAGATAATTACGGACATACTAATTGGGGTTATACAAGCACATATTCCAAAGAGGAACTAAATGATAATGATATAGCTGAATATGAATTAGGAGGTCTAGTAGTTATATGGAAAGACGATCACGAGGAGGAAGAATGAAAACATATAAAGAACTTCACGACATAATGACAAAGAGATATAACTTTGTTGTTGATTTGTTAAATGAAGAACAACAAAGAACTCTACATGAATGGTATGTAGATACAGGAGTGTTGGAGGAATAATGGGAGACGAAGTAAGAAAATTTATTTATGAACTAATAAATGAAACACAAAAAGATTTAGATAAGGATAGAGAACTTATGAGTAAAGAAGATATTTATTATGACGAGGGTTATATAAATGCTTTAACTTATATTTCATCTAAGGATTGGTAGGAGGAAGAATGACACCAAATAAAAAGAATGTATTCGGCATGGGTGATGTTACGGCAGACGAAATGTTAGATCATTTGATAAAAGAAATAGATAAAGAACTAGAAAGAATATCACAACAGAAAAAATCTAGTTGGAGTGATATAAGATATGCTAGACACAATGAGCAAAGGTTCTTATTACGGCAACAAAGAGCATACTTAAACTCTTTATACAAAGAGCTAAGGAATGCAGAGATACTATATGACATGGCTTATGAGGGAAGTATGGACATTCTTAGAGAAGATAAGCCATTCTAAATAATAACCACTATTGCTAGTGGTTATTATCGAATAAAGAAAGGTCATTTTTATATGAATAAAGATGATCTTAATCTAAGTATAGTACATAACTAATTTAAGTAATAGGAATTATATTAGGATTGTGTAGGCAGGTGTAGAAAAATTAAGAAAGGAACAAATGAAACTACCTAATAAAAAATACAACATAATATATGCCGATCCACCTTGGAGTTATGATGATCCCTCTAAACATAGAGGAGGTGCATTAAGATACTACGAGACAATGTCAATAGAAGATATTGCTAAACTACCCATTAAAGATATTACAGAAGAAAATGCAATACTATTTATGTGGACTACTTTCCCAAAAATATTTGAGACAGAAGAAGTAATAAACTCATGGGGATTTACATATAAAACAAATGCTTTTACTTGGGTAAAGAAAAACAAAGTATCTACTGATACAAATTTTTGGGGTATGGGAAGGTGGACTAGATCAAATGCAGAAATTTGTTTACTTGCAGTCAAAGGTAAACCAAAAAGAGTAAGTGCTAGTGTTCATAGCATTATTGAAGAACCAGTGCAGGAACATTCGAAGAAACCTGAGATAGTAAGAAACAAAATCATTGAATTAGTAGGTGATTTACCACGCATAGAACTATTTGCTAGGCAATCTGTTGAAGGGTGGGACAGTTGGGGTAATGAACTATGATATTTGACGAAGTTATATTAGACGATTTAGACGAAGAATTAGATATAGAAAGGAACACAATGAAATTCATAACGGATAAAGAGTATAAAGACATAGTAAGTTGGACACTTGAGAACAAGAGTGAGGATAGTGAGGACTACAAAAAGCTAGTACATGCTACACAACTTCTTAAAAATATTAGGAACGGCATAAGAACAATATGAAAAGAGAGTATTGGATTGTGTTTAATAACAAAGATTATAAAGCTGATCCTAACTTAGTAATGGACATGCTTACAGACGAATACCTAGCAGACAGGGAAGAAAAGGAAATACAATGATTGTTGTCATTAATTGTAAATGTGTGATAACATTATGGATATGATGTATATAGTTACAGCTATTGATATATACAGCAATGAAGAAATGATGTGGGAGTTTGACAGTCTTGTTGAAGCAAACAAGAGGATCAGACAACTTAAGGACGTTGCAGGACGATATGTTGTTAAGTTCACTCAATCTTCTACTGTTGTTGTATAGGTAGGAAACAATACAGAAAAGGAGAACGTTATGGCTAATTTATTTAGTGAGCCTAAGGCACTAAAAAAATGGGCTATCAATTTAGCTAACGCTTGTGGTGGACAAGAGGTTCAACAAACAAGTATCAAATTAAATAAATATGATGTTCATACGATTGATAAATTAATTGAACAGTTTGTAGTTGATTTTAATTTTAACATGCAAACTATGAATGAAGTAAGAGAAAGCCTAGAAGAAGAATGATCGATACGATTTTAGTAATTGGAATTGTTATTGGTGTAAATTATTTTGCTTGGTGGCTTATAAGAAAGGATAAAATATAATGGAAGAAAAAACAGTAGAGAACTTAGTTGAAGAATTATTACAACTAAAGATAGACGATAGTCAAGTATTCAAAGCGTCAGCAATAAGAGTAGGTAATCAGATAATACTCACAACCTTAACTGCAAACATACCTGTTGTAATACAAACAATAGAAGAAGACGAAGATGGTGATCTTGTAAGAGCAAGAAACGAGAAGGGTCAATACGTTGCAGACAACCCTGACACAATACTGAACGAGGCTTTTAAGGAAGAGGAGTAATGGATTTAGCAATTATTGTCGGTGGTTCAGTCTTATCATTGTTAGTAGTAGCAACGTTGTTTACTACACTAGCAATGTTAGACGACATATTAAGACTTACTAAACTTGTAGAAACAATGAAGTTTGAATTTATAAAATTAAATGAACCTACTGATATGTGGGATAGTGACGAGAACTTCAATGGTTTTATAAATGAATAAGTTGATAGACGAGTTAAACTTTAACAACTTATTAATTGAAACTAAAAGAAGTGAGCTACAAAAACTGTCAGACGACAGAACTACACTAATAAAAAGATTACTGGAAGAAGGTCTTTCAGTGATACAGGTTAGTAAAATTACTAATCTTAGTAGGCAACGTGTCTACAAATTAATAAACGAGGATAAAGAAAATGAACAATAAAACACAAATAAAAAAACTAGAAGAAAAAATAATTAATTTGGAGAAAGAACTTGAAAAACAAGTACATAGACTTTCTTCATTTATAGAAAAAAATTCAGATAACATTCATATAAATGTATCTGCAATAAAACAAATGCCAAATATTGATGGAATATTAATTGATGAGCTTAAATCTCATACATTTAAAGTACATCAAAATCGTTTAAATCGTGAAGATTTGTTAGATCAAGAAGCATTTTTAGGAGAAGATAATGATCCATCAGAGTTAAATTTATATAAAGCTCCTGAATATTACTACGATTAAAGAAAGGATAATGATAATGGATAAAGAAACTCATAAGAAACTAACGGCTAACTTTCCAAAGAGTGTTGTAAAGAAAGCACCACAGGGAAAGTTTGGTGATTATGTACCACACCACATTTATACTAAGAGATTAGTTGACGTTGTAGGTGGTAAATATAACTTCACCTATGACATTATAAGAGACAAAGATAATGCTGTTGTAGGTGCAAAGTGTACGTTAGACATAGATGGTCTTGGTACAGTACAAGAAGTTGGTGACGTGGATAGACATGCACTCGCTAGAAACCTAACCGAAAGCGAGATACTTAAACTAGCTGTAAGTGACGGTATTAAAAGGTGTTGCATGAGATTTGGGATCGGCTTAGAGCTGTGGACAGGGGAAACTACAGAAGAAGAACACTACGCAAGTAGTACAGTAGAAGAACCTAAAAAAAAAGTAACACAAGAGACTGGGACATCCCCTTCTAAACCAAGAATTACTGAGAACTCATTGAAAGATATGGTCTTTGTAAGTTGCAAAGAAGATAAAGAGTTTGCTAAAAGATGTTACAACGATTGTTTTAACAGAACAGTAATTAAGGTTAATAAACAAACTCTTGAACAATGGGACGATGATGACATAGGAACATTCTTAGATCTTGTTGACGAATACATTACTAAACATGGTGATACTTTTGAAGAAAGACAAAACAATGAGCCTATAGTAAACAAGATTATAGAGAACTTAGACGAAGTACAAGACATATCAGAAAAGGAGAAAGACGTGGACTTTACAAATGATGACTGGAAAAAAGGTAGAGAAGAAGAACCAATGACAGACGCACAACAAGGATTTTTAGAGGGCTTGATAAAACAAGCTATCGATAAAGGGCTTGACGAACTTGCGTCAGAGGCGAAACAATATCTTAACTCAGGTAATACAAGTAAGGTAACTTGTAGCGATTGGATAAATAAACTAAAGAATGCACTATAAACCTTTACCTGATTGCGTAACAATTAGAGTATCGGATATAGAAGGGCTAGGTTTATTTTGTGTTACAAAGATAAGCAAAGGACATAGTCTAGGTATATCTCACGTAGAAGATAGTAGATTTCCCAACAGATATATTAGAACTCCTCTTGGTGGTTTTGTTAATCACAACAAGAAACCTAACTGTAAGACTGTCAAGATAAACGGATACAAGTATTTGACTACTGTAAAAGATATTGATCCAGGCGAAGAACTCACACTTAAATATACAATGTACAATTTAGATGTTATTAATTAATAAAGGTTACAAGTATCTTATAGAACCACATTTAAAATATAAACCTATTGTTAAGTTAGATGACATAGATATTAAAAGAGTAAGAGAGTTCTCTGAGATAATAGTAAAAGCAAAACAACAGGAAGCTCAATACGAAATAGATGGATTATCTATACAGAAAAGATTTTTTGGTGGTATATGTTCGGAAGTAGCCATTGAAAAGTATTTAGGAATACAATTTGTAGATTACACAATAGGTGGATCAAGAAACTACAACGTACCTGACATGGAAAAAGCAGGTATAAGAGGTGGAGTTAAGTCAACTGAGCAGGGTAAGTTCCCAATTGTGTATAGAAAAAACTATTATCCACAAGCTATGGTAGTTAAACTACCTAATCATAGATATAAAATTGCAGGTGTAGGTAAGCCAAAAGTACTAGACAGGTATCAATCTGATCTATTTGTACTAGATAAAAACATATTAAAGAAGCAAACTAAATCTGCTTTCTTTGGCTTCGGTTCTTTAGAAACCCTATAAACATTGACCTTATAGACCTGCGAGGTTGCCCTCAGACAGGCGTGTGTAGGCAGAGTGGCACAATGTACCATACAAACTACAATATTTTTAAGTTATCCCAACCTTTGTTACTAATTGTAAAGGTAAGCACTCCAGGGTGAGACCACATACCTGTCCTAGCAGTAAAGTCTATGCTCTTATCTAAAGAAGGACATTGAAACCAAGTCCTATCTCCTTGTTGCTTACTACGAAAGTGATGATAATGTGCAGTCACAAGAATCTCAGCGTCTCCTGGTGGTAAGAAGCCATACATCTGACCCTTCCACCAATTTTCTATCTTAGCTTCTGCGTTGCCAGAGCCAGAGCTCATGTGTCCATGGCTCATGGCTACGGTCTTCCCTTTGACGGTTATGTTTTGATGAAAACCATCAGGTATATTTACTTCTACATGCCCATACCTTTCAGGATTAGCAGACATAATCTCCTTACATATCTCCATGTGCATGGTATCTGAGTTGTCTAAACGTGTTGTTGTTACTTGACCTTTGCCTGAACGAGAAGTCTCGCCATGATTTCCTGGCACTCCACAAAGAACAATGCGTTTTACTAACGGTAAGAATGTATCTATTGTTTTCATAAGCATACTTCTTGCTAAAGCATACTGTTCTACAAGTGTGAGCTCAATATTGAAGGGTTGTGAATCGTAGAACCCATAACAATTTTCTGTAAGATCACCCATGCCAACTATATAGATTTCATCTATCTCTACATTAGTTTTGCGTAACTCTTTTATTCTTTGTACTGCATCTTGTAAAGCTATATCGTATCTCTTTATAGTGTTTTCAACACCATAATCTTTCTTTCCAAGTTGCCAATCACTACAAAAGAACATAAAAGCTGTGTCTCCACCTTTGTCATACTTTTTTACTGGTACTTTCTTACTAGCTTTACTAAGTAATTGTTTGAAATACTTGTCATGTCCTGGTTTTTTCTTACGAACAAGTCCTTTAAACGCATAGAAGGTCTCTACTTGTCCTCCTTTTAGTTGGGTCTGCCAACTAGATGCACGAACTTGACCGTCTATTTCATAAAGATTGGGATCAAAACCCCATTCTTTTAGTATCTCATCATACTTTGATTGATAGTTGGGGTCGTTTCCAACGTGTGTGATTTCTCC